GTTATAGATACAACCACTTTTGCTTTTGATGCTGGTATATCTACACAAACCAATCTCTATAATAGAGGTGGTGTTGTAAGAAGACCACTTAAAGTTATTATTGATGATCCATTACCATATGCAGGTATTGCTTTAACATATTCTTCTTCTAGTCCTTCTGGAGTTGGAACAGGTGGTATTGTTGATGTTGTAGTTGGAATGGCATCAAGCATAATTAGCTTTACTATTACTAATACTGGTAGTGGTTATGGTAATGATGAAATTTTAACTTTACCTATTGGAGGTCCTACTGGTATTCCTACTGATCCTTCTAAAGCATATAAGGAATTCCAACTTACTCTTGATCCATGTTTCTATGATGAATTTACTGGTTGGTCTGTTGGTGAATTACAATCATTGGATAATGTTGAGAAATATATTACTGGAAGTAGACTTGATTTCCCATTAGAACTTAATGGAGAAACAGTAACTATTAGAGGTAGAAAAGGTTCTAAGATTGTTGAGCAAGACCTTCTATTAGTATTTGTAAATGATGTTCCTCAAGTTCCTGGTGAAGGATATACTTTCCCAGGTGGTAGTAACATAACATTTACAGAAGCACCTAAAGAGGGTGATAGTATCCAAATTCTATTCTATAAAGGAACAGGATCTCAAGATGTTGTTGAAAGAAGAGTTTTAGAAACTGTTAAACCTGGTGATGATTTACAAATAACTCATTTATCAACTCAAGATTTCTGGTTAGAGGAAGCAGTTAGAGTTCCTATTAGTGTTGATTCTACTGATCGTGTTTCTACACCACCATATTATGGACCAGGAAATACTGCAGATCCTAATTTAAAGAGACCAATTAGTTGGTGTAGACAAACTGAAGATAAGATTATTAACCAAATAGGTGTAGGAAAAGATAGGGAAATTTATGAACCTGTCATTAATCCTTATTCTCCTGTTATTAAATCTGTTGGTATTGGATCAACTATCATTTATGTTGAAAATGCAAGACCTTACTTCGATCCTTATAATGAAGTGGATGATGTTGCTCCTGAAGCAAATGACTTTAAATTCCAAAAGAAAGTTAAGTTTATTTCTCAGGAAGTAAGATCAGGTGCTGCAGGAACTGCTATTGTTTCAGGTCTTGGAACTATTAGTTCTGTTGCTATTTCTACGGGTGGTATTGGATATAGTACAGCAACTGTAAGTTTTGGTAGTACATCATTAAGTGGAGATGCTGTTGGTGTAGTTACTACATCCACACGAGCATATGGAACTCCTGTAATAAGTGCTGCTGGAACTATTACTGGTATTGCAATTACTGCAGTTGGTTCTGGATATACTTCATCCAATCCACCATCTGTACTTATTAGTCCTCCTGTATGGTCTGAAGAAGAAAATACAGTAGGTAGTTATGAAGGAGATTCAGGTGTTATCGTCGGTTTTGGTACTACAACCGTTGGAGTATCAACAGGATATCAACTAGTATTTGATATACATATTCCTGCATCTTCTGATATGAGAGATGCTAATATTACAGGAACTGCTGTTACTATTAGTGGTATAAGTACTGGTGATTACTTTGTTGTTAATGATTCTAATGTAGGATCTGCATCTACATCCATACGTTCTCTTGCTGCAGATGGTGCTACTATTGGAATTGGAACAGACTTTATTAATAATGTATATGAAGTTAATACCTTTGAGATAGTTCAATCCCCCACTGGAATTGCTTCTGATGGAGTGGGTATAGGAACTACTCATATGAATAGAGTATTTGTTAAGATAGGTGATAACTTCACATGGACTGGTCAATGGCCTAGTTTCAGTGGAGTTGGAATCCAAACTGGAAATTACTTTGGATCTTATAGTTGGGGTAAGATTAGTCTACCTTCAAGATCCGAAAGCAATACTTATGAAGCCTATACATTAGGAGGGGTTGGTGGAATAACCACTTCTCCAGTGGTAAGGAGATCTAGATCTCTTAAACATAAGGCATACTACACACCCCCAACTTAATCCCTAATAAATAAAGAAAAAATCTCTGTCCAATGGCTGCAATTATAACTGACCAAATTAGGTTGTTGAATGCAAAGAATTTTGTTGCTGGTGTAACATCTACTACCAACGCTTATTATTCTTTCATTGGGTTACCAAATCCCACCGATATTCAAACTGATTGGAATACCGATCCTCCTTCTCCTAAAGATAATTTTACTGAGGAGAATGATTATTGGGATAATATGATTGCGTTGAAAAAGGTCAGTGCAGGAGATTGTAGGCAAGTTGTTACTAAAAGGGTATGGTCATCAGGTACTACCTATGACATGTATAGAGGAGATTATAGTAGATCAAATACTGCTCCTGTATCTGGTGCAACAAATTTATATAACTCAACTTTTTATGTTATAAACAGTGATTATAGAGTTTATATTTGTCTTCAAAATGGTACTGATCCAGATAACCCAAATGGAAGACCTTCACTAGATGAACCAACATTTACTGATTTAGAACCAAGATCTGCTGGAAGTAGTGGTGATAATTATCTTTGGAAGTATCTTTATACTATCAAACCTGCCGATATTATTAAATTTGATTCTACTGACTTTATGCCAGTTCCTTTAGACTGGGAAACCAATGTTGATGATGCAGCAGTTAGAGATAATGCTGTAGATGGATCTATTAAGATAATCACCATCACAAACCGTGGTGAAACTATTGGTCCTTCTGGTGGTACTGAATATACAAAGGTACCTATTAAAGGTGATGGTTCTGGAGCAGAATGTACAATTACTACAACTAACGACCAACAGGTTGATACTATAGTTGTTTCTAAACAAGGGTCTGGATACACTTATGGTAGTGTTGCATTAGAGGATGGAGGTGTTCCAACAGGAACAACTATTCCAACTTTTGATGTTATTATTCCACCTCAAGGTGGTCATGGTGCAGACATTTATAGAGAATTAGGAGCAATGAATGTTCTTATATACTCTAGAATTGAAAATGATAATGAGAACCCAGATTTTGTTACTGGTAACCAAGTTGCTAGAGTTGGATTAGTAGAAAATCCTCAAAAATTTGATTCTACTGCACTTTTAAGTGCTGATAAAGCAGCTGCTACAAATGCTTTAAGATTAGCTGGTTCTGGTTACAGTTCTGCTACATTTACTGCAGATAGTTATTTTACACAAACAATTGCTGCTGGATCAACAGCACAAGGAAGAGTTATTAATTATGATGAAAAAACAGGAGTATTGAAATATTGGCAAGATAGAACTCTTGCAGGATTTAATACTGTTGGAACTGCACAAACTGCTCCTACATATGGATACAATTTAAACAAATTCACTGGATCTCCAGGAACTGGTGGTAATTTGGAAATTGTCCCTACAACAGGATCTACTTTGCAGATTGATAATGGATTTACAGGTATATCTACTGTAATAAATAATATAACATATTATCTTGGACAAACTTTTACTGATGGTATTGCCAATCCAGAAGTTAAGAAACATAGTGGTAACATTATTTTTGTTGACAACAGACCTGCCATTACTAGGTCAGTTAACCAAAAAGAAGATATTAAAATAGTATTGCAGTTCTAAAAAATCATGCCACAACAGACAAATTTAAATGTAGCACCATATTTTGATGATTATGATTCATCGAATGATTTTTATCGTGTCTTATTTAAACCAGGATTTCCTGTTCAAGCACGAGAGATAACAACACTGCAATCTATATTACAAAACCAAATTGAAAAATTTGGTCAGCACTTTTTTAAAGAAGGTGCTAAAGTAATTCCTGGAAATATTGGATATAATCAACTTTATTATGGTATTCAAATAAGTAATAATTATCAAGGTGTTCCTGTAGCTGCATATGCTGATCAATTGATTGGGGCAAAAATTATAGGACAAACATCTGGAGTAGGAGCTATTGTAGATTATGTTTTATTGCCTGAAGATTCTGAACGTGGACAACTTACTCTTTATATTAATTACTTAAATTCAAGTACAACTGATAATGCTTCTGAAACTTTTTTTGATGGGGAAGAACTAACTTCAAACATAACAATCTCTTCTGGATTGTTGGGTAATACGACTATTTCTCCTGGAGCTCCATTTGCTGTTACTACATCTGATTCTGCTGCTATAACAGGATCTTGTTTTAATATTCAAGAAGGAGTTTATTTTGTTCATGGTCAATTTGTGGGAGTTTCACAAGAAATTCTTCTTCTTGATCAATATGGTCAAGAACCTAATTATAGAATTGGATTATTTGTTAATGAGGAAATAATTAATTCTGATATTGATGAAAGTTTAAATGATAATTCTCAAGGATATAATAATTTTGCTGCTCCAGGAGCAGATAGATTAAAGATTTCATTAAGCTTATTTAAAAAATCTTTAGATGATTTTGATGATACTAGTTTTGTAGAATTAGGAACCATTAATGATGGTATATTAAGAACTAATAAAAGTGGTTCATCATTTGATAGTGGGTTAATAATTGCTGGTGGTGGAGGATCAGGTTCATTAGATTTAACAGATACTCTTGCAAGAAGAACCTTTGATGAAAGTGGTAATTATGATGTTAAACCATTTGATATTACAGTTTATAACTCTTTAGATAATAATATTGGAAATAGAGGTATTTTTCAATCTGGTCAATTTACACCGACTGGAGGAACTCCAGATGAGGATTTAGCAATATATAAAATCTCTCCAGGAAAAGCATATGTGAAGGGATATGAAATTGAAATGTTAAATCCAACATTTATCGATTGTCCTAAACCTAGAGATACAAAACTCATAGAAAATCAGTCTATAATTTATAATACTGGTCCTACTTTTAAACTTAATAGTGTATATAGAACTCCGACAGTAGGTATTGGTAGTACATATGTTCTAAGTTTGAGGAGTGAAAGACAAGGAAGTAATCAGGAAAATGCTGCAGGTAATGAAATTGGGTATGCTAGAGTTTATGATTTTAGGTTAGAGTCACAACAATATAATAAAACCAATTCAAATTTAGATGAATGGGAACTTGCTTTATATGATGTACAGACATTTACTGAATTAAAATTAAACAATCCAATAACCCAATCTGTTCCTGCTATTATTGAAGGAAAGAGAAGTGGGGCAAAAGCATTCTTGCAAGGATCAGTTACTGCTGGATTGGGATTAACTGTTTATGAAAAAACAGGTAACTTTATGAAAAATGAGCAACTTATTATTAATGGTATTAATAATGGAAGAGTTGCTGTAGCTATTACTGAGTATTCTATTGGGGATGTACAATCAGTTTATGGTACTGATGATAATTTAGTTGGTATTAATACATTTAATGCTAATGTAGTTCCATCAATTCAACAATTTGTTGGAGTAGCAACCGTAGGTATGGTTACTCATGCAAATAATCAATCAATTATTAAGAGTTCTAATTTAGATTTTCCAGGAATTACAACTGTTGGTAATTTAATTCAATATACAGATTTAGATTATTCACAAGATCCAATTACAGCCAGAGTGGTAAGTGTTGGTGCTTCTGAAGTTTATGTTACAGGTGTTACTACCGTCACTGGAATAGTTGATGGAACACTTCCAAAAACATCCGTTAAGAATGTAAGTGACTTAAGGGTAATGAGAACTATGTTAGACCCTTCATCTGATAATACTTTATATACATCTCTTCCTAAGAACAATATTTCAGAAGTAGATTTAACTAATGCCACTATTGTTATAAGAAAAAGTTTTAGTGTAAGTATTAGTAATGGTCAATTAAACACTCCATTACCTACATTAAGTGGTAACGAATCTTTCCAACCTTTCCAACCAAAGAGATATTCATTAATTGGTGCAGATGGAACGACTCATGACTTAACTGCAGATCAATTTGATTTTGGAACAGGTAATACATGTCAAATTCGTGGTTTAGCAACTCCATCACAATCTAATAATGGTGCAACTCTTATTGCTACTATTAAAAAAACAAAACCAAAAGCAAAACAAAAAATAAACAATCTAGTTAAGTCTATTGTTATTAATTATTCAAAAACTCAAGGATCTGGAATTGGAGCAACAACATTAAATGATGGATTGACATATGGTAATTATCCATATGGAACTAGAGTTCAAGATGAGACTATATCTATTAATGCTCCAGATATTGTAATGGTTCATGGTATTTTTGAATCAGCAAATACAAGTGATCCATCATGTCCAAAAGCAGTTCTTTCTTCAATAGTTACACAATCTACAACTACCAATGAATTGTTGATTGGTGAGACTATGATTGGGCAATCTAGTGGAGCTGTAGCTATGATTGCCGAAAAGTTAAGTGATTCTCAAATTAGTTTTATTTACAAAAATAAATTTTTATTTAAAGAAGGTGAAACTGTAGTTTTTCAAGAGGCTGGAGCTCAAGCAGTTGTTGCAACTTTAGATTCTCCTAGTTTTGATATATCACAAAATTATAATTATTCTTCTGGAGGTGAAGTAACTTTTTATGATTATGGAACAATTCAGAAAAAATCTGATGCTGATGTACCATCTAAAAAAATAAAAATATATTATCAAAGTGGATCCTTTGATTCTAATGATTCGGGAGATATTATTACAGTTAATTCTTATGATCAATTTATTTATGGTGAAGAATTTGGAGAGATTAATGGTGAATCTGTTTCAGATATTATTGATATCCGACCAAGAGTTGTACCAATTTCATCAGTTGCGGAAGGGGATAGATCTCCTTTAGAATTCCTTGGAAGAAGTTTTACTGGATCTGGAGATTCTGTACCAAACATTTTAGCATCAGATGAATCTATAGTTGTAGATTATTCATTCTATCTTCCTAGAATTGATAGGATTTTCTTAAGTAAGGAAGGAACTTTTCAAATTAAATTTGGTGAACCATCAGAATTTCCTAAAACACCTGTTCCTGTTGATAATGCAATAGAAGTAGCAAATGTCAATCTTCCTGCATATCTGTATAATCCAAATGATGCTGTTCTACATTTCTTGGATTATCGTAGATATACGATGTCAGATATTAAGAAACTTGATAGAAGAATTCAGAACCTCGAATATTATACCACTCTTTCATTATTAGAAACCAATACAGCTAACTTTTTTGTTCCTGATAATGATGGATTAAATAGGTTTAAATCGGGATTCTTTGTTGATAATTTTACATCTTTTCAAACTCAAGAAGAATCTGTAAAAGTTAATTGTTCAATAGATAGAAAACATAAAGAATTACGTCCAAGACATTATACTAATGCTGTTGATTGTATTACTGGTCCTGTTGTTGGGAATGATACCACTGATGATTTAAGATTTTCTACATTGGAAGGTGTTAATGTAAGAAAATCATCTGATTGTATAACATTAGATTATTCTGAGGTTGAATGGCTAAAACAGACTTTTGGTACAAGGTCAGAAAGTGTTACTCCTTTCTTGCTTAGTTTCTGGAGGGGAACTATGGAATTGAATCCCTCATCTGATACTTGGGTAGACACTGCAAGACTTGAAGCTAAGATTATTCAGACTGAAGGTAACTATACTGCCACGATGGATAATTTGGCAAGGAATGAAGGTGTTGATCCACAAACTGGTCTTGGTCCTGTTATATGGAATGCATGGGAAACCACATGGACAGGAACTCAAACTCGTGATTTTAATGGTGCTACTAGGAGAAATATAACTAATACCAGGAGTTTTGCTACATGGCGCAATTGGACTGATGGAACTCAGTGGCAACAAAGGACATGGCAGGATGTAAGAGAAATTAGAAGAGAAACAATACGAACTGGTACCGAATCCAGAACTGGAAGTCAAACTGTTGTTACCGAACAATTTGACCAACAATCTGTAGGTGATAGGATAGTTAGTAGGGATCTTATACCATTTATGAGATCTAGAAATATTGAATTTATTGCTAAAAAAGTTAAGCCATTGACACAATTGTATTGTTTCTTTGATGGGCAAAATGTAACTAATTATTGCGTTCCTAAATTACTTGAAATATCTATGATTTCTGGAACATTCCAAGTTGGTGAGGATGTGACGGGTATAGTTAATACTACTGGATTAAGTCAAGTAACATCAGATAGCGTTCCTTCTATAACATTTAGAGTTGCACAATCAAATCATAAAGAAGGTCCATATAATGTTCCTTCAAAAACTTTACGTGAAAATCCTTATACTAATCAACCCCTATCAGCATCTTATTCAAGTACTTCTGATTTACTAAATGTAGATACTTTTTCATTATCTAATGAGGTACAAGGTAGATATCAAGGATGGGTTGAAGAGGGAATGATTCTTAGAGGTAACAGTAGTGAAGCATTAGCAACTATTACAGAAGTGAGATTGCTTTCAGATCTTTCAGCATTCTGTGGTGGTTCATTCTTTGTTCCCAATCCTAATAATTTTAACTTCCCAAGATTTGAAACAGGAACAAAAGTCTTTAGTATAACAAATGATCCTGAAAATGATGAAGATTTAGCAACTACGACAGCTGATGAAACCTTTACTGCTTCTGGAACTCTAGAAACAGTTCAGGAAAACATTCTTTCTATTAGAAATGCAAGAGTTGAACAAAGAGAGCAATCCCAAGACAGGAGTGTTTCTGAAAATCTAGGGTCAACCGTTATTGGACAAGAAGTTATTGGTTCAGGAACAGAAACAACCAGAATAAGAGCTCTCCAAAGAGCACCTAGAATTACCGCTGCACAGAGAAGGGCAAACGCAAGAGCAGCAGCAGCAAGGAGAGCAAGGATCAGAGAGCAACAAAGGCGGGCTGTCATTGCGGCCCAGAGAGCAGCAGCACGAATCAGAGCATGGCTAGCTCAAAGAAGAAGATGGAGCGATCCTTTAGCACAATCATTCCAGGTAGAAGATGAAGGTGGAATCTTTATAACAAAATGTGATTTGTTCTTTAGATCTAAAGATGATAGTGATATACCTTGTGTTGTTCAATTAAGATCTATGAAAAATGGATACCCATCACAAGATGTTCTTCCATTCTCTGAAGTTGTATTAGATCCTGAAGATATTAATATATCAGTAGATGGATCTGTAGCAACTACTGTTACTTTTGGAGCTCCAATTTATTTGCAAGGTAATGATACGGATTATTGTATAGCAATATTATCCAACTCAACAAAATATAGTGTTTATATCTCAAGAGTTGGTGAGAATGATCTTGTAACAGATACTTTCGTATCTAATCAACCATATTTGGGATCTCTCTTTAAGTCTCAGAATGCTTCTACATGGGAACCAAGTCAATGGGAAGATCTTAAATTTACTCTTTATAGAGCTGATTTTGAGACTTCGGGAAGTGTTGATTTTTATAATCCAGAATTAACTCAAGGAAATAATCAAATTCCAACACTTAAACCAAATTCTATCGTTATTGGATCTAGAAAAATTAGAGTAGGATTGGGAACTACTGTTGGAGATAGTTATGTTGACGGAAATACCTTTACTCAAGATGGAACTCTTGCAACAGGTAATCTTGTAGGTGCTGGTGGATCTGCAACAGGAACCTTATCTATTGCCAATGTTGGTATTGGATATACACCTCTTGATGGTAATTTAACATTTAGTAGTGTTAACTTAGAAACTGTTACTGGTCATGGAAAGGGTGCTGTTGGTAATGTTTATATTGAAAATGGTGTAGTGGGTGCTTGTACAATTACTTCTGGTGGAAGTGGTTATCAAGTTGGTGATGTTGTTGGTATTACAACTATTGGTCTTTCTACTGGTGGTAGTGGAACTGTTGGTGCTAATGGTAGATTTACCATTACTGGTATTGGAATGACAAATGAACTTATTTTGGATAATGTTCAAGGTAATTTTGCTACTGGTGCTGGTAAGACCATGAGGTATACTAATAGTGCTGGTGTTACAACAGAGTTAAACTTTAGTCATGGTGGTGATGTTCAAATATCTTCAATAGATGTAGAATCTGATGGATTACATTTTAAGGTTAATCATCAAAATCATGGAATGCATTCTACTGAAAATTTAGTTAAGATAATTGATGTTCAGAGTGATATTAAACCTACAAAACTAAGTCTTGCATTAGATGAGGGTAATTCTAATAACTTTACTGTTGAGGATGCTAGTTCCTTTACTAATTTTGAAAATGTTGGAGTTGGAACAACTAATGTTGGATTAGTTAAGATTGGAAATGAGGTTATTAAGTATAATAATGTTACTGGTAATGTAATTACAATAGATGCAAGGGGAAATAACAAAATTAATTATGCAGTTGGAACACCTGTTTATAAATATGAACTTGGTGGAGTTTCTCTTGCAAGAGTTAATAGAACACATGGATTATCGACTTCAACATCCACAGCATCCTCTGGATCAATTGGGTTTGATTTCTATAATATTAAAATAGATCAAACAAGCAAAACTATTAATGGAAATCAGTTTGATGCTACGGATAGAAGCACTGATGTTGGATTCCCCAAACTTTACTTTAATCAAACAAAATCTTGTGGTGGATTTGAAATAAAGGCAACTCAAAATATGCCTTTTGAACTTATTACACCAATTATCCATAATATGACAGTTACTGGTACAACAATTTCTGCTGAAATAAGAACTACTTCTGCACCTGGTATAAGTGATAATGAGATTCCATATATTGATAAAGGGTTTGAATCAATTACTATAGGTGAAACGAATTATCTTGATAGTCCAAGAGCAATTTACTCTAAAGTAAATGAGGATGAAAGGTTGGATGAGGTTGAGGGTAACAAATCTATGCAAATAAGAGTGAGTTTAGGAACTGTTGACCCTAGATTGAGTCCTGTAATAGATGCTCAAAGAATTTGTACAATTCTTACATCTAATAGAGTTAATGATGTTGTTACTAATTTTGCAACAGATTTAAGAGTAAAAACTCTTACTGATGATCCTACTGCTTGTCAGTATATTAGTAAGGAAATAGCATTAGAGAATCCAGCATCTTCTATCAAAATATTATTAGCTGCTCATATTCATCCTTCTTCTAATGTTAGGGCATTTTATGCTATTGGTGATAAAGAAGGATTTGAACCAATCTTTACACCTTTCCCTGGATTTGATAATCTAAACAGTAGGGGTGAAGTTGTTAATTTTCAAGATAATGATGGGCAATCTGATAAATTTGTTCCTAAAACTAATGAATATGGGTTTGAAGAAACAACAAGCTTTAATGACTATACTTTTACTGCAGATAGTTTACCTGCATTTAGATATTATAGAGTTAAACTTCTATTAACTGGTACTAGTCAAGTTTATGTTCCTAGAATTAAAGATCTAAGAGTGATGGCACTAGCATAATATGGAACATTATAATATTGATGGACATGCTGATCTAGCAAGAGATCCTGCGACAGGTGCAATAGTAAATGTAAATTATCTAGATTATACTCATTATACCGCAAGTCGTAATGCTAAAAAAGAACGGAATGAAAGAGTGGATTCTATGGAAAATGATCTTGCTAATTTAAAAGGTGAAATTGGTGAAATTAAATCTCTACTAAAGGAATTAGTCAATGGCAAGTAAAAATCTGACATTTGATCCAAATGCAGGAGTACCATATGTTGCTAATTTAGCACTTTATACTGGTGCAGATTTTAAGACTACTTTTAACGTAGTTGATACTTCTGATGTTGCATATGATTTCCAAGGATTAACTACCACTTCAGTTTGGACAGGATCTGCTCAAATGCAAAAAAGTGCAGGTATTGGTGCTACCACCACTCCTGCAGGAACCTTTACTGTAGGGTTTACTAGTGCTGGTGGTGGAATATTTAATATATCAATGGGATCTACTGATACAAGAGATTTATCAGAGGGTAGATATGAATATAATGTTCTAGTAAGTTCAGGATCGACAATTTATAATATAGTAAATGGCAATATTCTAGTTTACACTGGTATTGCTTCTGCACCAACCTAAATATTGTAGAGGTATTGTATAAATGGCACAACCAGCAAGTAGATCTGAATTTAAAGAGTATTGCTTAAGGCAATTGGGTGCTCCCGTGCTGGAAATTAATGTTGCTGATGAACAATGTGAAGATAGGATTGATGATGCTATTCAGTATTTTCAAGAAAGGCATTTTGATGGTGTAGTTAGAACTTATCTTAAATATCAAATAACTCAAGCTGATATTGATAGAGGAAGAGCATCTGTATTAACAGGAAAGGATAGAACAGGAATAACAACAGAAACTGCATCCTCCAATATTGCAGGAACAGATACTGAATTTAGTTGGTATGAAAATAGTAATTATATACAAGTTCCACCATCGGTAATAGGTGTAGAAAAGATATTTCGTTTTGGTGGAAGTAATGCAATATCCAATAATATGTTCAGTATTAAGTATCAGTTATTCTTAAATGATATTGCTTTTAATATGGGATATAATGGACTCTTAAGTTATGCAATGACACAGACTTACTTGTCTGATATTGATTTTTTATTAACTACTGAAAAACAAATTAGATTTAATCAAAGGCAAGATAGGTTATATCTTGATATTGATTGGGCAGCATGTGAAAAGGATGAATTTATAGTTCTTGAGTGTTTTAGACTTATGAATCCCAATGATTTTACTAGAGTGTGGAATGATTCATTTTTAAAAAGATATGCTACTGCTCTTATAAAGAGACAATGGGGTCAAAATTTATTAAAGTTTCAAGGAGTTAAATTACCTGGTGGAATAGAAATGAATGGAAGACAAATCTATGATGATGCAGAAAAAGATTTAGAAGTCATCAGAGAACAAATGTCCAATACTTATGAGCTTCCACCTTTGGATATGATAGGATAGATTATGCTCAATCCATTTTTCCAACAAGGATCTAATTCAGAACAGAATTTGGTACAAGATTTAATCAACGAACAGTTGAGGATGTATGGTGTTGAGATACATTATCTTCCTCGAAAGTATATGAATGAAAAAACCATAATACGTGAGGTTGTACAATCTACATTTAATGATTCATATCCATTAGAAGCATATGTAGATAATTTTGATGGATATGCAGATAATCCTACATTATTATCAAAGTTTGGTATTGAGCAAACTAATGAAGTAACTCTTGTTATTTCAAGAGAAAGATGGGAAACATATATTCAACCATTACTTAAAAACGAATCTAATGTAAAGTTA